CGCACCACTTCACGTGTGATAAACCTTTCCATCGCCCTGCGGTCTAGGCAGGGGATGAAGAAAGAAGTCCCCGGTTGGAACTTCTCCCACTCAATCAGTATCGGCAGTCCCAGTACTTCCATTGCCTTCGATCAGAATGCCTTCGTTGAAGAACCCCAGTCGGGTGGTGTCAAAGCACAGGGCGTTCACCGGGGCTTGAGTGTTGGCTACTGTTCCTGCCGTCATGCGCTTCTTCTTGATGTCCACCAGCGCCTTGTCCTTGCGGTAGGGGGCGATTACCTCTTCAAAGTTGGCCATCACCTTGGCGCAGTCGTCACGGAACGTGCGCATCACCACGTACAACATTTTGGTGTCAGGCTCATAGCGTGCAGTCAACGCGCCACGTGGCTCACGGATCGGTGCGTGCTCCATACCGTTGCGTGCATCCTTGTTGCCGTTGATGACCAGAATCTCGTGGAAGTGCCGCTGCAAGAAGCCGCCCAAGAACTCCTCACTGTCAAACATGTACTCATGGGTGCGTGAGCGGGTCTCTTTGATCAACTCGATGGCGTAATCGAAGACGGGGCGAATCGGTATATCGTGCAGCCCAAGATGTTTGGCTATGGTGCCACCCGCCATAGCGGTCGCAGCCATGAGCGCCCAGTACCGCTCTGAGTTGCGGATACCCCCCGCTTGCTCGACACGCAGTTGGATTTCAGCCAGCTTGGCTTGCACCATAGGCAGTTGGCCTACCAGTGCTTGAGCGTATGGCTCGATGGCATGGCCGTAGTTGTTCATCAGTCGCCCAAAGTGTTGGCGTGCCCATGTGGCGTCGTCGTTCGGGTCGGGTTTGATGTTGATCTCCATGATCCGCTTGAGTTCGCCATCTGGGAAGCCCTTGATGGACAGCAGCGCGTCGGTCACGTACCGGTTGGATGAAGTCACCATGCCGGTCTGCCACTTGGTGTGGTTGGCACGTTCGGCGTTCTCGTGCTGGCGCATACGGTTCTTGCCCCGCCCCGAGGTCACGTCGTAGACCTGCTGGGACATCTGATCTGGCGGCATGTTGGTGATCTCGTCCATCGTCACGGCAAAGCTCTGCATGGTGCCCAGACGTTGCATGCGGCTGTTGTATGTGTCCTTCGGAGACAGCAGAAGTTCTTTGGGTCTGCCGTACACGCTGTTGATAGATTGCAGGATGGTGGTCTTGCCTGAACCAGACTCACGACTCACGAGGTTGAGCAGAAAGCCGTCCAGTGCAGTGAACTTCATCAGGGGTGCACCGAACGCCATGAAGAAAGCAAAAGCCCGAGGCTCCATGCCTTCACGCCCATACACGTTGATGATGTCCTTCCATGTGTGGAAGTCGCCCTTGGCTTGGAAGAGGGGCACGTGCGGCAGTGTGGGTCCAGACGGTGGGCTGTATGCGATTGTGGTTGCCTTGATCTCGCGGTCGCCCACGATGATTGCGGAGTCGTCCTCCAGCCAGCCAAATTGCTTGTGCGCTTTTTCGGCCTTGCCAGTCATCTGCAAATCCTCCACCCATTTCGCTACATACTGCATAAGAATGTCCTGCTTCTTGCCCAGCGCGGTGATGCCGTGCTCGGCTACCTTGTTAACAAATCGCTCCTTGGACAACACGTTGGCCAGCGGCATGATGAAGTCTCGTACACCATCTTTTGGCAAGTGCAGTCTCAGCAGCAGCGTCTCGCCCAACTCGGGGTCTTGCATGCGCTTAACGACATAGAAGTCGTACGGATACACGACGTCATCAATGTCCTCACCGTCCTTGTTCTTGGTGTGGACAAACACGCCCCCTGCCTTGCCCCGGAAAAACGGGAAGGGGAACTTGGGGATGATGTACGTCTTGACTTCTTTTGTCTCAGGCTCCAGATCGGTGACGATGTTGTCTTCTTCGGTAGCCTCAATGAACTCACGACCCAACTGGATCGGAGATGTGAATTTGTGGGTGCAACCGTCGCACAGAGCGGGGTTGAGCTTCTTGAATGTTTCGCAGGTGTACGGACCCTTGGTCTCGTTTGCCTTGCGCTCTGTGGTTGCTGAGTTGTAGTCCGGGTGGCCCTTGGAGATGGCGTGAATGCCTTTGTCCCGGTCCGAGCACTGGTGGGCAATCGACAGCCCTGCTCTCCACAACGGCTCGTCCAGCGTAGCTTGGTTGAGTGCGATGTTCGCTATCTGCGCACAGCCCGTGCCGTCCAATGACTTCATCAAGATGGTCTTGAACTTCGACTCGCTTGCGCCCATCAGGGCCAGCGTCATGGGGTCAAGCTGGCGCTTGAACTCCGACTTGTCGAGCATCGACAAGATGTCTTGTGTTGGCTCAAGAAGCTGCGCCATCGTGGCGTTGGGCACCTCGGCTGCAAGGTGCAGAATCTCTACCGGGATGGGGTTCGTTGGGTCCTTGACGTGGTTCGTCTCCGGCACCCGTAACACACGCGCCGCATCTGCTGGCACGGCGTAGTCAATCTCAAACTTGTGCTCGGTGCACAACTCTTTCAGCCGCTCGGCGTGGGGCTTCCAATCTTGCCGGGTCATCGGCTCTTGCAAAATCCAGTACACGTGTGCCCCGCGCCCAGAACGCAGGACTGTGGGCCGTGGTAACCCAGTGGCTTTGCAAAACGTCTTTAGAGCAGCGACACCGTCTTCCAGCGTAGCGTACGGCTTACCTGCCCCGCAATCCAGATCGAGAAAGAAGGATTTAAGCGCGACGGCATTGGCAGCGTAGCGGCCTTGCTCTTTGGGGCCGAACTTGGCGGTGCCGTAAAAGACGTTGTACCCGTCCGCTTGCAGACCATCAGCCTGTGCACTCAACTCCTCAATCGAGGTGGCGAACTGTTGCCGCACTCGATCCTTGTCGTTCTCTTTTTTATTGCCCCAACTGCAATAGTGCTCCCCTGTCTGTAGGGGTGGCAATACCATTGCGAGGAAGCTGTTCCTCGTTATCATTAGCCGTCCTTCGGTGCGCCGTCAAAAGGGATTGGGACAGGGCGGTGACGGCACCCGCCTCTTCGGGAGCTACCCTAGTCCCCCCAAAACTCAAGCCAACTTTGCGATCATCTTCTGCATTTTGTCTGCATGCTTGCCAGACACCACCGTCTTGCCACGGAACCAAGCGTAGACCGTTACACGGCTCACACCAAAGTATTCCGCAACGTCAATGACAGGGATGTCCTTGTTGACGCAAATCTTGCCCAGCTTAACACCGAGCAAGGTTGGGTTGGCCTCCTGTATTTCCTGAACAGTCAGGGTGGAGTAACCTTTGGCCATTAGTCATCCCACTCGTCAAGGATTTTGGACAGGTCCTTCTTGTCAGCAGCGGGTTCGTCTTTCTTGGCCGTGCGCTTGACAGGCTCTTCCACGGATTCGGCTTGTACCTTCTCGGGCGCAGCGGCTGGCTCATCACCACGCATGTCAGCCAGCGGGTCGGCATCAGGTGCAGACAACTTGGGAGGTGCCTTGGCCTTGTCCATCTCCGCCACGGTCATCGTGATGGCCTTGACTGCGCTCTCGCTCTTGCCCTGCTCGATGGCGGCAAGTGCGTCAGCCTTCTCCAAAACCTTGACAGGCTTGAAGGTCAGCTTGGGTGTGGCGCTGTCAGTGTCGAAGCGCATCTCAGTAACAACTGTGGAGATGGGGATACCCTTGCTGCCAATCATCTTGGCGTAGGTTTGCAGGGGCCACTTGCCGGGAGCGCCTTCACCGAAGATCGACGCAGCAGGAAGTGTCAGTTGGAACACGTCGCCCTTGATGTCGTTGGCAAGCACCACGGCCAGACGCTGGCTGTAGCGGCAAGCACGGCTGTCACCTTGGCCCGAACCCTTGACGTTCTGTGCGCAGTCCACGCAGCGTTTGGCTTGTGGGTTTTGCGCTTTGGCATCAGGCACTTCGCCATCGGCAGACCAGCAGTCAGGTGCAGTGACATCGCCACCCTCAGAGTACGGCTTCAGATAGAAGGTACGCGACACCTTGGGTGCAGCGTTGACGATGACGACGTTCATGGAACGGTCTTCGTTCTTGGCAATTTCTTTGCCGTTGACCATCATGCGCCACACGCCACCCTTGATAGAGATGCGTTTGGAGTTGCCACCGCCACCGCCCATCAGCGATTTGGTGATGTCGTCAAGTTCAAGTTCTTTGAGGTAGGACGGCAGACCGCTGTCCAGCATTGCGAGATCGTTGCTCATAAATTTCTCTCCTTAGCGTTTCGTGATTACGACTGTTTGGGTGATATCCGCATTGAGACCGGGCGGAAGAAGTTCCGGGTTTTCCTCAAGGAACTGAGCCATGTTCGTGCTGTTGATTCTTTGTTGCAACAGAGAAAAGGCGTCATGCTCTTTGATGAAATTGGCGAAGGATTCCCAATCACTGGTCCAGTAATTTTTGGTCATCCGGCGAGACACCGTACCGAATTCAGTACGGATTGTTTGTGCGCCCTGCGCCTTGCAGATTTCCAGCAACTCAAGGCCCACGGCCTCTTGCTGTTCTTTCAAGTCAGCGGCTTGCTTCTCAAGCTCACGGCGTCGGTCCCGTATTTTTACGTAGACCTTAGCCAGTTGCTCGGCTGTTGGTTCACTCATTGCACTCTCCTTAGTTGTGGAACAATTATAAGGCCTCTATTTACATTGTCAAGTGTCTTCGACTAAATTTTTATAGAGGTCGATCAGCCTCGTATGGATGTCCACTTTGTCGGACAGCATGTCGTAGATTTTTTTCTCCACGGGACTGCCTTGGATGTGAACAACCGTACAAGGATTGCGTTGGCCAGCACGATGCACACGTGCGTTGGCTTGTAGATACGTCTCGATGGATGTGATGGGTCCCCACCACACGACCACGTTGGCTGCGTGCAACGTCACACCGTGCGCAGCAGCCTGTGGCTGGATCACCAAGACTTGAGGGTTCTTGTCGTTTTGGAATGCCGCAAACACTTCGGTGCGTCTGTTGACGGGCACACCACCGTGGATGACTTCGCACGGTATGTTGTTGGCCTTGAGTTCTTCCGCGATGATGTCGATGGCGTGCCTGAAGGGCGCGAACACAATCACCTTGTGGCTTGCTTCCTCGATCACCTCCAGCAAAGCTGTCATGCGGGTCTTGGCATCAAACGCAATCACCTCTCCAGTATCCGAGTAAACCGCTCCGCAAGACAGTTGCAGCAACTTGTTGAGGTTTGCGGCAGCGTTAACCGTGGTGATCTCCTCTCCAGCAGCGACAGCCATCATGTTCTTGCGGAGCATGTCGTAGAACTTCTGCTGCTGTGGAGTCAGTGGGATATGGCGCGTGGTGTACGTCATGTCGGGCAGGTCAAGGCACTCTTCCTTGGTGAACCGGATCGCTGGCTGCAACACCTCGTGCACTGTCTGCTCTGACGACTTCTTTGGCACCCACTTGAACTGCGTGATCTTGTGCATGACCTGATCGCGAAACGCACCGAAGAACTTGGGCACACCGTTTGGGTTGATGATCTTTGCAAGGCCGTATGCGTCTGTGGGCGACTGCGATGCAGGGGTGCCCGTCAGCATCCACACCCACATGTCTGGACCCAGCGTTGCGTTGAGTGTCTTCCAGCGTTTTGTGGTGGCCGTCTTGTATGCGTTGGCTTCGTCGATCACAACCAGATCGAACCCACCGTTCTTGATCTCGTCCTTGATGATGTCCAAGCCGTCAAAGTTACAGACCACAAACTCTGCGCCCGAGCGGACGGCGGCAATGCGCTTGTCCTTTGAGTAGCTGTGGGCGATAGCCACCGTGCGGTGCATGGCGGTCTTGAACAAGTCTTGCTCCCAAGCAGCCGACATGATTGACAGGGGGCACAGCACCAGCACACGACGGATCGCGCCGATGGTCATCAGGTAGTCTGCTGCCCAGATGACGCTGTTGGTTTTGCCCGTGCCCTGCTCGTTGAACACGAACGCACGGCGGTGCATGGTGAGGAATGCTGCGGTTGTCCGCTGATGTGCAAACGGTTTGTAGAGTCCCGACCACTCGTACTGCGCGTCGATGGGCGATGGTATGTTCTTGAGCTTCAAGTTTTTAAGCACCTGAGCTTCTTCCAACCCCCACTTGACCAACACTTCATGGTCACTGATTTGCTTGGCTTTGGGGATGACCGTTGTGATCCGTCCGGGCTCTTTGACCTTCAACAGCAAGGCCTTGTTTTCAATTATTTGCATTTTGTTTGTAGTAACGGGCGATTGATTTTTGTACTGCGGCGGCAGGGGTTTTGGCTCTAGGGCCTGTCATGATCATGCGTCCACGTCGGTCTTCGATATCAGCGGCGTACTGCACAACAACTTCAGTGTGGCTGGCGAGGCGCACCTCGCACATCAGCAGATACCTGTCCTGTAGCTTTAACAGGGCTTCAAACTCAACCCGTTTCATTGCACTCTCCAAATGGGTAACGCCCCGAGGGTGAAGTTTTCACGCTCAGGAAGGCCGCCACTTACGGTAGCTACTCGGTCTGCTCACACCCCAAGGAAAAGGATGCACAGACTGGTGCGGTTGGGTTTGCTCCTGTAACCCCCGGTACGGCACTCACACCTTATCCGTATCCGCTCCAATCACGCCTTTATTCTACGGTTGGCAACATGCGTGTCAAGACCGTTTTCGTTCTTTTTTGCTGGTCTCGGATACGAGGTTACCCTTACTGTCGCGCTTGAACGATCTGTTGGCAGACCGGGGCATGACCTTCACCCCATCCTTGATCGTGCCACCCTTGTCCGCTGCCTTGACGTGGGCTACGTCCATGCCGTCGCCCTTGCGTACCTTGCCTTCTTTCATCAGCTTGTAGCGTGCACGATTGCGTTCCATCCGGTTCTCCACCTGCTCGGGGGAGTTCTGGTACTTGGTGGCCTGATCGTACTTACGATCAGCTTTGTTTTTGTAGGGCATGGCGACTCCTATCGGTATGAACTTTTGCCATTATGCACACAGTCCTTGACTGGGCACCACTCTTTGCAACTGAAGTTTGGGCGGGGGTTCCACACGTCGTGCTCGTATGATTTCTCAAGGCGGTTGGTGTCATCCAGCCAGCCCCTCCACATCGTGCCCTCGTCATACTGGTTGAAGTCGGCCTTCACGAAATCGTTGGCGATGACGAACAGCAGACCTGTCTTGACCTTCTTGACTTTGGGGAAGTGTTTGAAGATCGCCAGCGACATCAACTCCAACTGCTTTGTGTCCGCATACTTGGCAGACTTGCCCGTCTTGTAGTCCACGACCCACGCACGATCTTCTTGGATAACAACGAGGTCAGCGATGCCACGACACCAAACATCTTTGTCGAAGAACCCGCACGGCGTAAGATTTCTCGTCAGTCCCATCTTGTATTCGCACAGCTTCTCGCCCGGCTTGGCTTTGAGCACGTCCAAGGGCTTTTGCATGAACGCGAACTGTGGGGGCACCGGGGTGCTGTCCTTGATGTAATCCTCGGCAGCTTTGTGCACGGCAGTCCCGTAGCGCATTGCTTCTGACTCTGGCTCAACGATATCCTTCTTGACCCGGATGCGGTAGTACTTGTGAGGGCACTGCTTGAACAGGTTGATGGATGAATACGACCAAGCGTATTTAGTCGGGTTTGGGTTCATACTTCCTCTTGGGTTTGATTGCTGCGATGCCTTGTTCTGAGGGGCCAGTGCGAGACTTCATAAAAGCGTCAGCATACTCGAACGCTTCGTCGGTGAGCTCCGCACCCTCCCCACCCCGTAGCATCAGTCCGCACATGGCGAACATAGCCGCAAGGTCCCGCAAGTTGGTTTCGTGTTCAGTCATCGCTTACTCCTCCAAAAAGCCCACACGTACACGGCAGTGTGAGCAATGCCAATGAGGTACATCCACCAAGTCATAAACAACTCCTCAGTGTCAACAGGCCCAGCATCAGCACGATGAAGGCCCACAGTATCCAGATCAACTGCCCGTCAGCCGGGGTGGGTTCGTCTTCGTCTTTCATTTGATGACCCTCATGAACGCGCCGCACCGGGCGCACTTGTAAAGTGGTTGACCCTCGACGGCCTCCCAGCGGTGTTGGCAATCGGTCATTTACTTGCCCTCGCTTTGCTGTAGATGGTGAACGCCTTGCTTTTTCCTTGCACAACTTGTCTGCGTGCTGACTCTGAGCTCTTCCAATCATGTGAAGACAGCACCACGCTGGGACGCTCCTTCCAACTTGTGAAAGCGTTGCCAGTGCTCATCGGGATTTTTGTTCCGGGCCAGTAGTTCATAGTAG